ATCAGTGGTAAAGAAACACTGTTGATATCGCCTATCATCCACTGGACTGAAAGGGATGTATGGGAATTTCTGAATAAGGTGGTACAGGTGCCACACTGCGAACTCTACGACCAAGGATTTACCCGCATAGGTTGCATCTGCTGTCCGATGTCGCCACCCAGACAGAAAACGGTTGAAAACGAGCGATGGCCTCACGTAAGAAGAAACTGGATAAAGGCTATCATAGCCATCCGTTCGGGGGGGGTATTGCAAAGAACGCTTACCACAACAAACCCTGTGGTACGGTATTGGAAAAGACTGGAAGCCGATACGCTGGGGGAAAGACCGACGATTACGGGTTCATCCAACACCCAGACCCGAACCACTGGAAAGCGGGTTTTCAGATTGCTCATCGCCTGACGGCTTGACTGATGAGCAAGAGCAGGAAATAGCCAGAAACATCTTCGACTGGTGGATCAGTGGAAAAGCCTACAAGAAATGGTATGCCGAGAAGTTCCTCCAGTATGAATTGGAATTTGACGGGTGGCTATGACATAGCCACATACAGAACGAAAAGGAATGAGTATAAACATACATGAGCCGAGGGTGAAACGGCTGGCGAGGTTGGCAACGATGGCAGGACAGCTATATATGAGGGACCTGCAGATGGTTTCAACCACGAGCGACATTCACAAGGTGCGCTACCAGCAAATAGCCAGGGCTATGCAAAAAGAGATACATCAGAAAAAGGGATAGATGGAGTCGCTATGACATAGCTGCAGACAGAACAAAGATAGAGATATGTTAGAAGCAAACCACATATACCAGGGCGACTGTCTGGAACTGATGGCAGGGATAGCAGATAAGAGCATAGATGCGATTATCTGTGATTTGCCATACCAGGTGCTACATAAGGATAACCCGAATGCGCAATGGGATAGGATGATACCCTTTGAGCCTCTTTGGGCGCACTATGAGCGCATCATCAAGCCGAGAGGTGTGATTGCTCTGTTTGGTCAGGGGATGTTTACCAGCGACCTGATGCAGAGTAACAGGAAACTGTGGCGATATAACCTGATATGGGACAAAGGACGTGGAACAGGGTTCCTGAATGCGAACAGGATGCCAATGCGCTGCCATGAGGACATCTGTGTGTTCTATAAGCAGCTGCCAGTGTATAACCCTCAGATGGGCATTGGTGAGCCGAACCACTCGCAAGGGAAGTTGGAGCATCCGAGGACTAACAACTGTTACGGACAGTTCAAGACGGGCAGGACGTATGACTACGATAAGCAGATCAAGAAAGTGGCCCCTACCCGACCTAACGAGAAATTCCCTCAGTCGATTATCCATATTCAGAAGGAGCACGAGACGACGGTGTACCATCCGACACAAAAGCCCGTGGATCTGCTTCGCTATCTGATTAGGACTTATACCAATTCGGGGGGGGTAATTCTTGACAATACGATGGGGAGCGGCACTACCTGTGTGGCTGCTGTGATTGAGAAGCGGCAATATATAGGCATCGAGAAAGACCCCAAGTATTTCGCCATCGCCGAGAAACGCATCAAAGAGGCTGGCAGGCAGATGACGCTGGACTTTGAGGAGTGAAAGAATGAGTCGCTATGGCATAGCGACATACAGAACAAAAAAATAGAAGAGACATGAAAGAAGAGTTTGTTTATTGTCACTTATGGTGGGTGGACGGCCTGGTATGGAGATTGCTATGCCAGGAGTCTGACTTTGGTCCTATCAGGGGTCTCACTGTGGAGGAATACGAGACGCTGAAACCGAAAGTGGAGAAACTGACGGTGGATAGCTTCGCCCAGACAAAGAAGATATGGCCCAACATGACAGGACCATCGAAAGAGGAGATCGAGAAGCAGATAGACTACGTGAAAACAAAGTTTAAGGACTTCGAGAAGCATCCTGAGAAGCTGGGAAAGACTACCGATGACATCACCTTTAAGGAAGAGGACTGGTGGCGACCTGCAAAGCCTAACGATAAGCCGTTTTTCCCGTTCTGGGGAAGGATGTGGGACTTCCATCATGGTTTTGGCTATCTGAGCAGTGGTATCAGTGGCAATCCGTATGCAGGGCCGTCGGCAATAGGTACTTTAGGCCAAATTCACGACAGGGTGATAGAAGTGCCGGAAGCTCTGCGGAAAGAGTGGGCAAAGGATATGAGAAGATGGGAGAGCCTGGTAATGGCAAATCCTAAAAAGGAGGTGAACGATGACGATCTGATGCAGCAAGCCATTGAACTGTGGAAAGAGGACCGCCAGAAGATGCCTAAGACGATGAAGATAGAGGTGGAACTGACGTACCCTTGGTGTGACCACTACCCTGCTAACGATGCTGCAGAGTTCCTGAAAGAGAGTGTTCAGGAGTGGCTGAATGCGAACCTGAGTGACGGTGACAATCGGCTGAGACTGGTGAGCGTGAGTGTGAAGAGTGATAACATGACATATACTACTCGATGAAAAAAGAAGAAATACTCGCTCTGATCAGATTAAGCCGCAAGACTCCTGATGAGTTAATGGCGATATACAAGGCTTGGGACTATCAGTATAAGCCTAAATACTCCTGTTTTCTTCATACGGCTATTACATTAGTAACTGAGCAGAGCGACTTCGTGAGGTATATGTTACGCATACGCGCACAGGCATACTACTCAGGGAACCATACAGATGCTGACTACGGGTTTAACGTTTTGGCATGTCTGATATACATCGCCATCATCGAAAAGATAGAAACGCCCTTTGACCATGTGATTAAGAGTGATAAAGATTTTGAGTGGAAGTTGAATAATTTATTTGAAGAGAAATGAAGATACCAGAATACAGACAAGAGTTAAATATCAGACTCAAAATAATATTGCTACAATTTGGTTTCTCCATTGGTTACGGAATCAATGGAGCCTACTTGCACCTCATCCCCTCTTTAATCGTGCAATTTCCTTACATGAAATATTATAAAGGATGGGGCAGACGATGGTATATTGCCACAGAACTTTCATTCCTCTGCATTCAATTCAGGTTTGCCATATTTTTCGGAAGAAAAGCTGCTGACAACAAATTTAGAATCAGTAAAAGTTTTAGATATAAATAGATGGAAAAGGTATTTAAAAGAGCGGAGATTTGTTGCACCGTGAGTGAAGCGACTGGTGACAGCTTCTTTATGGAGTTGAAGTGCATCAACATGCGAGAGCCTAACAGTATTAAATTCCATTTTGAGAATTTAGAAGAGCTGACGGGGACGTGTAATTATATCATCGGTTTAGCACAGGAACTGATGGAGAAGAAAAAGGAGAAATCCCAGGAAAAGAACACCATAACACTTGAACAGTTGAAAGCGAGACCAATCAATCCTGAGACGGTGGAAATGTTTGAGCGCACAATGGAGTTGTGGCACGGAAACATCTGTGCGATGCAGAACCGCATGGCCATGGGTGGCGACGAGGTGGAATATCTTACTTACGAAATGACTCACGACGGCAACGACATCAAGAGTTCTGAGCAGATGTTGGATGATGCACGACTGTATATAGAGAAGCATGTATATACCGATGAGCAATGGGAGCAATACTTTATTCCGGCCATCAATAAGATGCTGGAGTATAATGCGAACTTCGTGCGCTTTATGCCTGGTTATCTGATACGTCACAAAGAGACTGGGCAAACGTGTATCGTGGAAGGTGACTATGCTACGCTCTATGGTCATATTACTGGGCGTGAATGTCGCACTTACAGAGATATTTCCGTCTATGTCCTGGATAAAGATGGAAACATTGAATACTCTATCGCATGGAAGTCGCATGATGACTTCTGGATTGTGGATAGCGAACATACTAAGGAGCATATAGCAAAGGCTCGTGAATATAACAAGGCGCACAAGCATAAGCCTCCCTACTACATGAGCCAGAAAATGATAGACTTATTTTTCTAACAAATCATCAATTCATAAATTTATGAATACGAAGCAAGAGGACAAAATCATTGAGCAGGCGAGGCAGATTTTAGAGCGTCGGCAGGATGAACGGGCGAAGCTGTTTGCCGTTGAGCACGAGGTAAAAATCAGTGTGCAACGACTGGCCATGTATGCCTCCTACTACCAGGGTGCCCGTGACATGGGGCAGAAGTTGATGGAGCGACTGATGACTGACTCTAAGCCCAAGGGTGAAGAGTGGGTGTATCTGGAAGCGGAATGGCGACTGTTTATGTCGTCGAAGCGTAACTGTCAGCTGTTCCTCGACGGCACGGATATAAGATACCGTAACCACGAGCGGGATAAAAAGGGTAAATTGATTAGGTGTGAGGCATATTTCGTGGAACGTCATACCATATTTACTGAAGTTAAATAAATCATTTTAATTATATGATTATGGAACAGATATATCATCTTTACATCACGCACAAATGCGGCCACAACTGCCCGCTATGTTGCAACAGACTCTATGACATAGACAAACTGCCTGTGATAACAGTAGAGGACCTGAAACAAGCTCATACGGTATGCCTCACTGGTGGCGACCCGTTCTATCTGCTGAGAGAGGAATTGATATCCATCGTTGACAGACTTCGCATCCACTATAAAAACATTCAAAAGATATACATCTATACCAGCGGAAAGATGCTGTGGATAGAGGGGGCGTATTCTCATTGGCACGAGCTGATGCAGGCTGTCAGCGGTATCAATACCTGGTGCGGTTATGATGCACACGAACTGATAAAAAAAGATTGAGTTATGGTAGATTTCAAAAAGCTAATGAAACTGAAACAGGCTGTGCAAGAGGCCATCGTAGAGGAAGAGCAATATCGTAGTCGCTTTTCTCCTGAAGAGAAGCGTGTGGCACAGCAGTTTTTTCATCATGGTTCTGTATGGGAAAGAAGGCAGTGTAAAGAGATTATCCACGAAAACCTGTGGTGGTGGGGTAAATCGTTTACTATCATCGTCGATGGTGGCCGAGGAATGGTGATGCTGTCTATCGAAAACGAGCGCACAGATGCCGGTGCCATTACATCGTTACAGGTGTTGGAGGAAGAGCGACAGAAGGGTGTTGGTACCCAGCTAATGAAGCGCGTTGAGAGAGTGGCGAGAGAGCAGGGGCTGGAACAGATATACCTGAGTGCCCGCAAAGGGACTTTCCTCATTCCCTGGTATAGAAAGTTGGGATTTGAGATATACGATGAGAACCCTGAAGGACAGCAGGGATTTACAGTTAGTATGAACAAAAAGCTATAAAGACATGAAGACATTGAAGACAATTTGCTTTTGGGCATTTAACGGGCTGCTGATGTGTGGTCTAATACTTTTCTCCTTTTACTTCTTTATGAAGGGGGACACTTTTCATGGAGTGCTCGATCTGCTGTATATGCTGGTGATAACCTCTAACATCCTATTCAGGAAACAGAATGAAGTGATGAAGGAGCAAATGGAGGTGATGCGTGAGGGTAGCAAGGTCCTGGTGGAGCAGAACGCAAAACTGACAGAGAAGAATAACGACCTGCTGAAACACATGCGTCAGATTAACGACCCGTTTTCCTATGACAAAGTGCTCATGGTGGCCCATAATGTGCGCATGGAGCGCATTGAGCATACTTATAGATACAAGGCATCGTTTCTAAAAGGCTATAACGAAATGGAAACGAGCCGTAGGAAATACCATCTTGAACTGGAGGCACGTCAGAAACTTTTAGAGACTCTTGAAAAAACGGAGTTGATAGAACTGAGATACGACAATCTGGATGATGATACCGGCACCATTACCGCTGGCATCTATGTGGGTGTGGTTGGCGAGAAATCCATAGAGGAGATACTTGACGCTGCAGAGGATAAAGATGTGACGCAAGCGCAATGGAAATCACTTGAATAAAACATAGGAAAAGCAATGGATGATTTGAAGAACTTAAAGCCTGGTATGCTGACGTATGATTTAGCGGGAATGCCGGCATTTGATACGACAAAGGTGTATCTGATTAAGCCGTCAATAGACCACCCTATTGTGCCTGGGCAGCCGGTGCCGATGTCGAACGTGATAGAGCAGCATAACGTCAAGGTGACTCCTTCTGTCTTTATTGAGCCGGAAATGGTAGCGCCGAAAGTGGAGGTGCCCAAGGAGCCTTTTAGCATAAGCGTTAATGTGAAGCACTACTTCAGTAAAGCGGATAAGAAGAGGATTAAGAGAATGTTCTTTAAAAAGGAGCGGTTGCCAAGGAAGTTGAAGAAGGCATATAGGAAGATGACTATCCGCGACATGGAGCCAAAGGTGGAACTGGGTGCCAACGACGTGAAGATTACCATGAGCAGCTATCTGGGCATGAAGCATGGCTATAAGCGCACGAAGTGGGTCAATAAGGCTTTCTGCCACTTTAAGAAGTTGCACAAGGCATGGGAGGAACGCACGACGAAGCAGATGCAGGAGTACATGAAGCAGCAGGCAGCGGAAATGGTTGTGACGAAAGAGCAACAGGCACGGCTGGCGGAAATGCTGAAAAGGAAATAAGACGGCGATGGAATCGCCGGACAATGGACGAAACTAACGAGAGGCCCAGCCGAGAACGGCTGGGCTTCTGTTATTTGCATAGGAAGTAGCGGGCGACGAGGAAGATGAGGACACCGAGGATGCCAAAGAGGGCGATATAGCCCAGATGGAGGACTAAGCCATCCCACCACGACTGAATGCGGGAGGGCGCTGGTTCTTTATATGATTGCTGATTGAGGGAGTCGAGCCAGTTGACCTGTTGGAGCATGTAGAGGGTTTCTGAGAGGGAGTCGGTACGAGCCGTTTCCTGTGACAGCTGCTGTTGGAGTGAGGAGATCTGTTGCTCGTAGCGTAGTTCTGTCTGACGAGAGAGGTTGCGGTCGATGGTGCGGTTTTCCTGACGTACCTCACGCCCCAGGGAGTCGAGATAGGTGGTGACGGACTCCTGGATACGCTCAGTGCTTTGCTCTTGTGTGGACTGCTGGGCAGTGATGCGAGCCTGCATCTGGGCAAAGAGGGAGTCGTAACGAGACAGCTGCTGTGAGACGGCAGCATACTGAGCTGAGAGCGCACGGAGGCTATCGCCCTCACTATGGGTGACAGTGGAGGTGGCGGTACGAGACGTGGTGCAAGAGAGCACAGAGAAAGCACATAAGGCTGCTACGAGATAGCAGCACACGGAACGGGGAATAAGTGATTTTTTCTGCATGGCTATAATATCTTTGATTACAATGGCAAAGATATGAAGAACCAGCGAGAGGAAAGGGACAAAAAAGCCCAGCCGAGAAAGGCTGGGAACGGTTAGGGGTAAAAAAGCGTAACTTCAGGACATGCGGTACTGGACTATGGAGCGGGGAAAGTATTTGCGCACAAGAGAAAACCAGATATCCTGATAGATGCCTTTGGTGATGGTGTTGCCCTGGTCGTCGGTGATAGGTTCTATCTGGTCGTAGATATCCTTGCCGGCGAGGGCGATGGTGAGGGTGTGAGTTTCTTCGTCATAGCGCTCGATGTTGATCTGACGGGCACGGAGAGGGGTCTGTGCGCCGAGTTCCTGCATCAGCGAACGCCACCGGCTTTCTGCCTGCTGCTGGACGAAGATGTCGTACTGACGTTTGCGCTCTACCTCCAAACGGCGAGCCTCGTTGGTCTTATTCTTGACCCACGTCTGCAGGAGGGTGAGGACGTATTCGGCTACATGGTCGGGCTGTGTTTTCTCCACCTGGCGGCGCACATCATCATAGGCATAGTTGCAGAAGTCGTCGAGCCAATCATCAGCAACATCCTTAGCGACTTCGAGGAGGTCGTAGGCATGGAGGTCGGACCACTGACGGGTGAGGGCATTGATGAGCGCCTGTATCTGGTTGTGGCGCTTGCGTTCCTGTTCGCGTTCGATGCCGAGGGCACCAGGGACAATGACAAACTCGATATGGGTAGGATTGCCCTTTTTGCGTCCATCCTTATAGAGCGGTTCGTAGGTGAAAGAGAAGTCGATTTTGCGGTCAGCAGAGAAAGCATCCATTTCGGCCTTAGAGGGGTCGAGGATGAGTTTCTTGACCTTTGAGAACTTGTGGAAGGGATTGTCGGTAGGTTTGACATCGGGTTTCTCGGCCTTATGAGTAGCGACGTAGGTAGCATCGTCGATGCCGAGAAATTCGCAGAGTTCGGGGTACTCCACCTCGTTACGTCCTTTGTACTTGAAGGTGGAGAGATAGATATAGATGCGCGGTGTGCGCTGTTTCTTTGAGAACTGGGCTATGCGGGCGATATGGTCGGTATAACCACGATCCATAGAGAGGAAGTCGTTGACATTCTCCTTATCCATCTTGACACGGATTTTGCCGGTGCGCCAGCCATTATCGGAGGTAGGCATTTCAATGCGAGAGAAGAGCGAGGCGAAGACATAGACGGTCTTATTGCCCTTTTTCTTCGGATAGCCTATCTTCATGCTTACGAGGTCGCCGAGTGCCTGAGCCAGTTCGGGATAGTGGCCAGGAGTGACACCCAGGTCACGAGCCTCGATCTCGAAGTCAACGGAGGTATTCATTTCCTCTGGTGCGAAAAGCGGCAGCCAGAGTTGCTGGTTCTTTTGATGTTCGGAAGCAGAATAGGCGATGCGGTCCTGCAACTTTTCGAGTACACCCATGAGGACGCGCTGGTGCATGAGGGAGAAGTCGCCTGCCACCTGAGCATAGACTTTTGGATTGTAGATCCACTTCTGGTCGCGGAGTTCGCGGATGATGCTATTGTCAGACTTGATGAGCTGCTGCATCTTATCAGTTTTCTTTGCCATAGTTACGAAGATTTACCCCTTAAATGACTGGTGGCTATGGCATAGCCACATGCACGGACGGGGGAGAGTTACGGAAAATGACCCCTTATAGAAGAGTTGCGATGGTATAGCAACATAGAGAACAACGGGGAGAGAGTTACGGAAAATGACCCCTAACGAAGAGAGTGGCCGGAAATGCACCCCACCGTTACCAAGAACAGCCCAAAGGTTACGGAGAATGCCACCGAAGGCTACGGAGAAATACCCCACCGAAACGGCAGAAAGCCAGTATTTACGGGGGTTGTGAGCCAATGGAGGGCGCAGGTAATTATATATTCTTATAATCATATAAAAGAAAATTTATCAATACTATATAATAAATAAAGATATATATCATGTTTAGGGGGTAAAAAGCGTAACCCTATGGGGATAAGGAACGTAATTTAGGGGTAAAAAAGCGTAACCTATACCCCACCCCAATCAGACGGGATGCCGGTCGCAATACTCCTGAATGGCCTGTGCCACAATGTCGCCGATAGAGGTGCGCTGTCCGGCAAAATACTTCATGCGGTTCAGTTTCTCATAGATAGAGAGCGGTACGCGCGTCTGGACGTTCTTCAGCGGTTCGGTGTTGAGCGTGGAGAAGACACCGATGGTGGTGCCTGATGCTGACGCAGCGGAAGCGGGGGCAGCGGGAGAACCGCTTGGAGCAGGTTCGGCAGACTCAGCACGGACGGAGGACATGATCTGCTCGTGTTCCTCAATAGCGGGGGAACCGGCAACGATGGACTTTTTGGAAGTCTTTTTGAATGATTTGACAGCCATAATTATTCAGGATTTTGGGTTTTGATGAGTTCGGAAACGAAGTCGCGGTAGTCGTGAGAGGCGGTGCATTCGGGGGCATAGGTGAAGATGTCCTCATGCTGGAACTGGCTTTCGCCCACCTTAACACACTGGCGGATGCGCGTCTTAAAGATAGTGGTGTCGTACTGGTCGCGGAGGTAGTCGGTAGTCTCACGAGCCAGTCGGGTGCGCTCGTCGGCCATGACAATGAGCAAGCCCCGCATGTCGAGGTCGGCATTGAGTTTGCGCTTGACATTCTTGTAGGCTTCGACCATGCGGCCAATGCCATCGACTGAAAGCGAGCCGAGCTGCACGGGGATGATGACACCAGAGGCGGCAGCGAGCGCGTTGAAGGTTAGTTCGGGGAGGGCAGGAGCACAACCCTTGCGAGACTGATAGACAGGCAGGTGGTTGTTGTCGCCATCGCGGAGGGCATCGGCCACGGTGAGAGTGGCGAGGTTCTTAGCGTGGTACTCCTTCATCTTATCGCGCCAGCCGAGGAGGGAAGAAAGATTGCCCTGCGGGTCGAGATCGATGCAGAGGATGCGCAGACGACTGTTGCGCCGGAGAAGACCGGCAGCGACGTTCTGGACGGTGGTGGTTTTGGCTACCCCACCCTTATTGTTGGCGAATGCCAGGATTTCTTTAATACGTGCCATAATGATATAATTTGATAATTTTGGTGCAAAGATAAAAATAAATTTTGATTTTACAAAATAAAATGATGTTTATTTTATGAATTTATGAATATATGAATGTATGAATTGATGAAATGATGAAATTTTGTGATTTTTGAGGTGCGCTATAACGACATATAGGGGCTAACGGTGGCCATAGTCTTCGGGGGCTATGCCCTGGGCGGCATTGTGGGCGGTGGCCTCCTTGATGGTGCGTATCATGCCATAGTCGGCAGCGCCTTGCGGTGCCTTGGAGTAAAGCAGATCAGGGCGGCGGCTGGGGTCGATGAAAGTATGACCGAGGCCACGTTTGCGAGGCATCCAGGGGCGGAGGTCAGGATTGTAGGGGTCAATCCAGGAGTCGAGGGGCTGAATGTCGGAGAACTGAGAGGCACGAGCACGGCGATCGGCGCGGTCGTAGATGTTTGGTGCCCACTGCATCATGGAGTCGAGCGTGGCGAGGATGCCATTGTCGCCGAGCCATTCGGGGTCTTCATCAGAAAGCGGCTGGAGGCAGCCTACGAGTTCGAGATAGACATTAAGACCAGGCACCTTGCAGACGATGCGCGGCTCATCGAGTTCTTCGTCATAGACACGTCCCTGCTGTTCAATGAGCTGGCGGATGGTGATGCCATGACGGTCGGCTTCAATACGATTGCGGAACGCCTGCTGGCGCTGCTGGAGGTATTCGACACGAGCCTGTTCCTCACGTTCGGCCATGGCCACCAGCTTGGGATTGTCGGTGCGTCCGGCAGCAGCTGCTGTCTTGAAGCCGTGGATCTTGCAAACGAGATAAGGCGGACGGGTGCTGATGATGCAGTCGCCGAGGTCGGAACGCTGCTGATACTTGGTGACGATGAAGGGTGCGTGGAACTGCATACCCGACATGAAGTGCTGACTATACTGTGAAAGTTCGCCATCCCAGATGGGGTTGGGCTGAACGGTGTTGAATTGATTTTCCATTGAATGATGATTTGATGAATTGATGAAATTTGTGATTTGGGAGGATGGCTATAACATAGCCACATGCGGAACGAGCCGGATGACCAGCGGGAGATCCGCTATACGCGGAGGGTGCCGGCTATGAGGGGCAGACAGAAGACGGCAGCACCCAGGACTACTGCACCAAAGCAACAGAGGACTGCAGCACAGGCGACAGTGGCGAGAACTGCGGCGGTGGTGCTATGGTGAGGGGTGGCGGGTTCATCGGTGGGAGAACCACCGAGCGCTGTGGTAGGAGCGGCTTCTTTGTCAGAGGCGACAGGGGCAGCGGTGGCGGGAGCTTCGTCGGAGAAGAGAGAGGGGGCGAGCCAGACTTCTTCCTCTTCGTCATCGGTGGCAATAGTGTCGCCACATACGGGACAATCGGCGGGAGCTTCGTCAGAGGCGGGAGATAAGGGGTTATTTTCCGTAACATTGTCCCCTACCCCAGCCGAGAGCGGCTGGGAAGGAGCGACGGCAGAGCCATCGCCTACGGAGGAAACAGAAGCGCCGGCAGTGGCTATAACGCGAAAGACCTTTGGGGTGATGTCGTTTGACAGACCTACCTCGATGGTGGCACCTGGATAGATGCCGAGGTCGTTGGCTGTCTTCTCTGAATAGAGGGAGGCGGAATGTACTTCGCGGTCGAGGAGGGTCACAAAGTCGAAGTAAGCGACGGGGGTGCGCTTGCCAGTCTTACCTACAGTCACCTCTATACGGCGGCATGTGGTGATAACGGGGAAGTCGAAAGCGGCACGTTCTGCCTCACGCTTCGCCAGCAGCTGCTGAACATCGTCGAGAGTGTGGGCGGTCCATACGTCAGGACGGTGGATGAAGCAAAGGCGATGGAGGAAGTCGAACTTATGCCAGGGGTAGCCGAGCGGGGTGCAAGAGAACTGAATCTGACTGCTGATAGCGTCGTCGATATAGGCATCCCAGGGGATGAAGTCGAGCATGGCGAGATCGATAGCGTCGGGCACTGACTGGTTGCAGAGAGCGGAAGCTGCTGTGCGGCAATCGGTGTAACGAGTGGAAAGTAGGTGGAGGTTGCGCTTGCTGCAGACGATTTCGCCACGGACCTCAATACGACCGGCGAGGGAGTAGGTGGCACCCGTCTCGCGGAGCTGCTGAGGGATGGAGGGGATGCAGAGGGCGTGGGCGGTGATGTCCTGCCCTACCCTACCATCGCCACGAGTGGCAGCGCTGATGAGTTGGCCATCCTGATAGACGAGAGAGCAAGAAATGCCGTCGTACTTCCACATGGCTACGAGCTTGTAACCGCCAGTGTGGTTGTCGCCGGTGAGGGCGTTCATGCGCTGGTTGGTCTTGTTGATCCACGAAGCAACCTTCTGGATGTCCTGAGCCTTCTGACAGGAGAGCATAGGGGTGCGGTGGACGATACGGCCATTGCCATTGAGGTCGGAGCCTACCTGCTGGGTGGGACTGTCTGGGAGAATGTGTGAGGGATTGAGGCGTTCGTACTGCTCGATCTGAGCGACGAGGGCATCAAACTCGGCATCGCTCACAACGGGAGCGGATGCGACATAGTACATGTGGGAGTAGTAGTTGGCGCGGCCAACGGCGTTGATATAATCTGAATGTGTCATAATTGTTTTCTGTTTTTTAGTGAAACGGTGAATAACTGGGGGTGCTATAACGGGAGGTTAGTTCTTCGGGTTCTGTGATATATACTCGTCACTATCTCCCAGGGTGCGAGTATTGATGCAATGCCAGTCTGCAGCAAGCGTCCAGAAGATGATGTGACACTCACATGCTACGATTGGCTTCATAGTTTCAACATCAGGGATATTGTTTTCCATAATTTCCAAATGGTACAGGGAATTTCTCAACATAGCTTCCTGCTCATCGTTCAGCTCTGTGCTATTCTTGAAAGTATGTACGGCATTCTCGTAGGCGAACTGTTCACCCTCATTGACTGCGTTCAGGAAGTCGGCAACGGTGCCGGCAACGAACTCCATTGTAATCTCTTTATTCATAATTTGTTTCTCCTATATTTAATGAATTGATGATTTTATGAATGTATGAATTGATGAATGATTAGATTTGCCAGCGGTTTTCGAGGTAGTCCCAGATGGCTTTTGCATCGAGGTCAGTCAGTGACTGCCAGTTGCGGGCGGCATCCTGTTCGCGCTCAAAGTCGGCACGGTCATTCGCCAGGCACTTGTGATAGGCTTCGAGGTCTTCGGGATCTGCATCGTCGCCAGGCTCATCGTCGGCCCATGAGCTAAACAGGTTCTCCCACTCATCGAAACTGGTAACGTCTGTACCCAGCGTTACTAACGACAGAGCTGCATCGTGCAACAGTCTGGCGTAGTCTTCTTCTGTCTCAAAAGAGCACTCAGTATTGACTGCATCAGATAGCACGAAGTGGCCACGTTCTAACGCTACGGTCATGGTGTCGCCCTGAACGGTGACTTCCAGTTGGTTGTTGAAATTGTCGATTGTTACTTTCATATTCTTTGTTTATTTGTGAGGGCTGACCCTCGGTGAAACATATTATTTATTGTTTTACGCTGCAAAGATACGAATATATTTTGATACTGCCAAATATTTTTCGAGAAAAATTTGATTTTTGGCTAATTTTTTTGTTTTGGCGATAAAATCGCCCTAAAAGAGACGGGACAGAGGACCAGCAAGGGAACCGCTGGGCGCTCTACTCGACGGGGTGAGTAGCGGCCCAGTGGTCGGCAGCTGCTTGGAGGCAGTCGCGGAGAATGGCGGCGACATGTTGGTAGTTCTGGCGGGTG